AACAGGTGACCGAAACTTTACTTGGTATCCAGAAGAGTATGGATGGATGTTCTGCGGTCCTGCAGGCGCTGGTCACTTCGTAAAGATGGTCCACAATGGAATCGAATACGGAATCATGCAAGCATATGCAGAAGGATTTAATATCCTGCATGAAGCAAATGCTGGCGCAGCATACGTTGCTGCAGGTGATGCTGAAGTTGCTCCAATGGATAACCCAGAAGACTATTGTTATGATATTAACGTTGCTAAAGTGGCTGAGTTGTGGCGTCGTGGTAGCGTGGTTGGCAGTTGGTTACTTGACCTTACCGCTGATGTTCTACGCAGCGATAGAGAGCTTAGCAAGTTCGATGGGGGAGTATCAGACAGTGGTGAGGGTCGTTGGACTGTTCACGCTGCTGTGGATCTTGGCGTACCCGCTCCTGTTATCAGCGGTGCGTTATACTCAAGATTTGAGTCAAGAAGACTCGGAAGATTCGCTAACAGAATCTTGAATGGAATGAGAGCTATGTTTGGTGGTCATGACGTTCGCTGATGTCCTTCTTTGGGGAGCAATACCCTTTGTATTATCCACGATATATTTCGGGATACGAAAAGGTGAAAATAACTATTACGAATCAGACGACTATGACGGAAACGGCACCGCTCACTAGCGGAATTGTAATCTTTGGAGCAACGGGAGACCTTTGCAAGAAGAAACTAATTCCTGCATTATATCAATTGTGGAAGAAAGATCTTCTTCCACACAATTTTTTGATCACTGGTTGCTCTAGAAGGTCTCCTACTGCAGAGCAGTGGAAAGAATCTCTTGGCGATTATCCTGATGAATTCTTACATCATCTAGATTACATTTCGGCAGATCTGGACAATGTTGATACTCTTTCTCATCTCCCCGATTATCTTCACGACAATACTTACTTTCTTTCTGTTCCACCAGAAAGGTATGCTAACGCGATTGTCAATCTTAAAGAGGCAGGTAGACTCAATGACCCCGACCATTCCCGCGTGGTTATCGAGAAACCCTTTGGGCACGATTATAAATCTGCTGATCATCTATCAACTGTGGTTGCTAGACATTTACGCGAAAAACAAGTTTATCGCATTGACCATTATCTTGGTAAAGATACTGTCAATAACATTCTTGCTACTAGGTTTAGTAACATTCTCCTTGAACCACTTTGGAATCGCAATTACATAGAAGAAGTTCAAATTTTTGCTACCGAAACCATTGGTTGTGAAGGTCGTGCTCAATATTATGAAACTGCTGGTGCAATTCGCGATATGTTGCAGAATCATATTCTGCAGGTTCTGTCTTTGATTGCAATGGAAGCACCTTGCAGAATGAATGCTAGGGAACTCAGACGTGAAAAGACAAAGGTGCTCGCCGCCACTAGAATGAGCGAGAACGTTATTTTTGGACAATACGATGGCTACCGTAACGAAGAGGGTGTTAATCCTAACAGTGGTACTCCTACCTATTTTGCTGGGACTTTATTCGTCGATAACTGGCGTTGGGAGGGAGTTCCTTTTAACGTCATGACTGGCAAAAAACTACCATATCAATGTGTAGAAGTAGTCATCAAACTCAAAGCACCACCGCTAAAGTTGTATGAAGGAGAAGTCAAAGACCGTATCGTCATGCGTTTACAGCCTAATCCTCATCTCGATATCAGTATGGATATTAAGTCACCTGGGCTCAATGACGACTTGGAAGTGGCAACACTTACCCACGCATATCCACAGGACAGAGCAATAGATGGTTACGAGAAGCTTCTTTATGATGCTATCAATGGCGACCAGTCACACTTCGTCCACGCTGATGAAGTTATGGAGTCTTGGAGGATCGTTGATGACCTACTTTGCACTGGTGATAGTTGTCCAATTCGTACTGTTCCTTACATCTATAAAGGTGGATGGGGACCACAACATAAAGTAGATTTTATTACTAAGTGGGATTATCCAGCATGATGCACCAAGTTCAACTGTTCGTTAGATCTGTTATGCAGACCCCATGGTGCTTAGGCGTCATGGGGTTTTGTCTTGTATTTGTTCCCATCATAGGTATGCATTTAGTCCATAAATATGGATGGGAGCACTGGGAACCTTTCGATAGGAGTCACAAATGAACCCCGTAATTTTAATTGGGTGTTTCACACCCCTTATCATCATATTCATCGTGATGAAAATTGCTGTTTGGATTGAAGCCGTTAATGCTGAACAGGATTATGTCAGAAAAGAACCTCTACGAAAACGAGGACCCTTCTTGGAGAATCCATATGCTGATGTTGATGAAGAGGAAGAGGAATATGGAGATCGCACAGACTATAGATGATGCATTATCTGAGTATTATTCTGAGAAAGGTTTACCTGTTCCTAATTGGAAGCAACAAAAAAATCCTCAATGGTGGATCGATTACCTAGATAGTTTAGGAATTGATCCTGATAATCCATGAATTTATTATTGCGTCCTCTAGAAGATATCAATGACCCAGTATGGAGTGTGATAATTAGCATTCTTATACTCCTGATAGGAGTTGCTTGGGTCATTAGATATATACTACTAGTTGACACTAGAGAGGCACAAGATCATGGGAGCAATGACACCCCCAAGTCGTAAGAGTTGTTACAACTTTCGCGTGGTATCGATAGATAAAGTGTTGGACGGAGATACCATCGATGTCACAATTGATCTCGGTTTTGACCTTTATAAAAAAGAGAGAGTTAGAATTGCTGGTGTGGACACGCCAGAGAAGCGCACCAGAGATCTCGAAGAAAAAGCATTAGGTATCGACGCTACCAACTGGATGAAAGATAAGTTGGAGGGTGCTATCAGTGGAGATGACGAACTCACTATTAGGACTGAACTGGTTGGTGGTATGGGTAAGTACGGTCGCCTTCTTGGTTGGTTATATATTGGAGATGCAGAAGTATCACTGAACGAGCAGATGATTACCGAAGGGTATGCTTGGGAATATGATGGTGGAACTAAGAAAAAAGATTTTGAAGAGCTCCGTGAGATCAGGAGATCGTATGGAACACTCACCTGATCCTAGAAAAGATTTTGATTTTGAATGGTGTTTGAGCGTTGAGGACGTTAGAGCACTGTATAACATCATATGTTACAGTATCGAAACATGGCCTGGTTCTCCTAGGCGTCCTGCAGAGGAACAAGAATACCTAAAACATGTCAAGAACCAACTGTTTGCAATGCTTGCAGACTATACATTTACAGAACTTGACACAGATAGATAAAATCTTAATATTTATTTACACTATTTTTTCCTAGATACAGTATAATAATATTGTAGCTGAGTGTAACAAATATGCTAGGTCTCTACCTCGTAGTCGCGATCGTTATTCTATGCATTGCATATGCTGGTGTAGAAGAAACGATGCGATTATTTGCATACCTAGATTTACAGTTGCGCTTTGCATGGGTCAGGTTTAGGATGATGTTATTGCGTAGGAAACTTAAACAACAACTCATTAAAGATCTACCAGAATACAATAAACTAATCAAGGAGCACACCAAAAATGACCAATGATAGGGAACTGTCCGACTTGACGATGAGCAGGAAGGAATGTCCAAAGTGTGGAGCTATTTGGATTAATGGCGAGCACTACTGGTCTGGAACTGGAGTAAAGGGCAGTGAACTAGATCTTGCAGGTCTTGTTTGTAATCGATTAGGAGATTCTCAATGTATCAATCCTATGAATGGAAAAGATGGTGGTGATACTTGGGAAAAGCGTATGGAAGATTTAGAAAAGTTTGCTGATGAAAAAGAAGGTAAGTGGTGGGACAAATAAATACTAGTGGTGAACTAGTGTTTTATGTCTAGCAATGATGTATATTTGGGGAACCCGAATCTAAAGAAAGCGGGAACCCCAATTCAATTTACAAAAAAGCAAATTGATGAGTGGATCAAGTGTAAGAACGATCCAATCTATTTTGCTATGAATTATATCAAGATTATCTCACTTGATGAGGGTCTTGTTCCATTCAACATGTATGATTTTCAGAAGGATATCTTGCGAGACTTTCATGCAAATAGATTCAATATTGCGAAACTTCCTAGACAAACTGGAAAGTCAACCACTGTTGTTGCTTACCTTCTTTACTATGCTATCTTTTATGATAGTGTTAACATTGGTATTCTTGCTAACAAGGCTTCTACCGCAAGGGAGCTTCTAGGCAGGTTACAACTTGCTTACGAGAACTTGCCTAAATGGATGCAACATGGTATTCTCGTATGGAACAAAGGTAATGTCGAGCTCGAAAATGGATCAAAGATTCTGGCTGCTTCTACATCTGCAAGTGCTGTCCGAGGCATGTCGTTCAATATCCTCTTCCTCGATGAATTTGCGTTCGTTCCAAACCATGTTGCAGAGCAATTCTTTGCCTCTGTTTATCCTACTATTACGTCTGGTAAATCAACGAAAGTAATTATCATCTCTACGCCTAATGGCATGAACCACTTCTATAAGATGTGGGAAGATGCTAGACGTGGTAAGAATGAATATGTAACTAACGAAGTCCACTGGTCTCAGGTTCCTGGAAGGGATAGTAAGTGGAAAGAAGAAACAATCAAGAACACGTCACCGCGACAGTTTGCACAAGAATTTGAGTGTGACTTCCTCGGTTCTGCAGACACTCTGATTAGTCCAGCAAAACTACAAAATATTCCATTCCACGACCCAATCAAATCAAATGCTGGACTTGATGTGTATGAGAGAGTGCAAAAAGATCACGAATATATTATTACTGTGGATGTTGCCAGAGGTATCGGTGGTGACTACAGTGCTTTTATCGTGTTTGATATCACCACGATGCCGTATAAGATCGTTGCAAAATATAGAAATAATGAGATTAAACCTGTACTGTTTCCCTCTGTAATTTTCCAAGTCTGCAAAGAATACAATAATCCATATGTTTTGGTAGAGGTCAATGATATTGGTGATAGTATTGCTGCTACTCTCAACTACGATCTTGAATATCCAAACGTCCTTATGTGTGCAATGCGAGGACGAGCAGGGCAAGTCGTCGGACAAGGATTCTCTGGAACGAAAACACAACTAGGTGTCAAGATGAGTGTGACCGTTAAGAAGATCGGTTGCGCCAACTTAAAAGCAATTATTGAAGAAGACAAACTACTCTTCAACGACTTTCAAATCTTCCAAGAACTTACTACGTTTGTGCAGAAGAAACAGGCGTGGGAAGCAGATGAAGGATATCATGATGACCTTGTAATGTGTATGGTATTGTTTGCATGGTTAGTCATGCAAGAATACTTCAAAGAAATGACTGACCAAGATGTCAGAAGAAGAATTTACGACGAACAAAGAAACCAGATTGAGCAAGATATGGCACCTTTTGGTTTTATTGATGATGGAATGGGTGATGATACTTTTATTGATGCAGATGGTAATCTGTGGGAGTATGGTGATAAACAAGAAGAAGTAAGTTACATGTGGAATTATTGATGGACTTATCAGATCAATTTTCATTAGAACATCTTCTTTTTAGAGAAAGAGTATGTAGATCTTGTGGTTTAAAGAAAGATTTGATAGAAGATTTTTATATGACCCGCAAAAAGAAAAAAGGACTTCCTTCTGCATATGCATATGAATGCAAAGAATGTACTGTCAAAAGAGTGATGGATACTAGAAAGAAAAGAGATCCATTCTCGGATTGGGGATACCCAGATTGGTAGTTCATGCATTGTTCACCACCTTTGAAAGATTAAAAATTCTAAATATTTACAGATCAATTATGATATCTCAAGGAGAAAAACATGGCAACGCAAGTATCGCCTGGTGTAGTAATTAAAGAGCGTGAGTTATCAAGTGCAACTATTACTGGAGCACTCAACATTATTGGTGCTTTTGCTACAACCTTCAAAAAAGGTCCTGTTGGGGAAATTACCACTATCTCAACAGAGCGTCAACTAATCGAAACATTCGGTTCCCCTGTTGCAGAAAATGCAGAGGACTGGCTCATCGCTTCAGAGTACATCGCATATGGTGGTAGACTGGCAGTTGTCAGAATCGAGAACGATGGTCTAGTAAACGCTGCTTCAGATTCTGCAACTCTAGTCAGAAATGAGACTGAGTTTGAAGCAGGTGTTGGTGGTGCAAACGCATTTCTTGCAAGATCTGCAGGAACCTGGGCAAACAACCACAAGATCTTTGTCGTAGACAGAGGTGCAGACCAAGTTCTAACTCTTGCTGAAGTTCCCGATACCAATGTTCCTGCTGCAGGAACTGCTGGTGTAGTTAACGTCGGTGGTGTAGCAAAAGCTGTTGAAGTTGTTGCATGGGATGCGACTGACAAGAAACTCACCGTCATCTTTGATGAGCAAGGTGTTGTTGCTTCTGCTGGTGACACCTGGGAGAATGGTGGAACTGATGTTAACATCGCTGCTGCTCAAGACTGGTATTCAACTGCAACAGTTGCAGTTGGTTCTGGTGAAACTCTAGCACTAAGTTCTATCGGTCCTCGTCCTGGAACTTCCAACTTCGCAAGACAGAGATATATCTTCAATGACGAAGTTCACGTAGCGGTTGTCAACACTGCAACTAATGAAGTTGTAGAAAGACTAACCTAT